GGACAGTTACAGGAACTTGATACTAATATCAATCAGGACTTAGAACGCCTTGAAGGTATGAAAACCAATGCTTGCAGTACAGGCGGTATTGATTATTCTGCTGAAAGGGTGCAGACAAGTCCGTCAGGTGACAGTTTATGCAAGGCAGTCACAAACTATGTTGATTTCAATGATGAAATCAATGCAGAGATTGACCGCTTTTCAGATGCCAAGGAACAGATCATCAAGCAGATTAGAGGTCTACACAATGCAAGGTATTCACAGGTGTTGTTCAAGGTGTATGTGCAGTTTAAGAGTTTGAAAGTTGCATCCAGTGAAATGGGTATGTCATACCAGTATGTCAGAAATCTTCACAGAGCGGCACTTGCAAGGTTTGAAGAAACCTATGATAATCTGCATTACCTAACTTAATGTATACTTACTGTCACTTGAAACAACAAAAAGAGCGTTTTATGATAGATTTTGTTGTTTCAAGTATATTGTGTATTCTTGAATCTAATGATAGGATGTATCTTGACAGCGTGGGATTGTGAAGGAACGGTTGTTTTTTCACAGTCCTTTTTGTTTATGCCGATATTTGCACCCTGAAATGTAATGTTTCAGGGATTTTTTATTGCAAAAATACATGAAAGGGGTGTTGTTTGATGGCAAAAACGGCAAAATTAACTGAAAAACAGCAGCGTTTTGTTGAAGAATACCTGATTGACCTGAACGCAACACAAGCAGCCATTCGTGCGGGTTATTCGGCAAAAACAGCAGATCAGCAAGGTTCAAGGATGTTGGCAAATGTCAAGGTTCAACAGGCAATTAGTGTTGCAATGGCAGAACGCAGCAAAAGAACAGGAATCAATCAGGACAGGGTTGTTTTAGAACTTGCCCGCATTGCTTTTGTGAAAATGACCGACCTTGTTGACAGTCACGGAAGAATCAAAGACAATGCAACTGATGATGACCTTGCCTGTATTGAATCCGTGAAATATAAACAGTCTGAATCAGAAACCGGGTCAAGCGTTGAAAGGGAAGTGAAGATTTCACCAAAACTGAAAGCACTTGAACTGCTTGGTAAGCATTTGGGTATGTGGAATGACAAGATTGATGTGAATATCACACAGCCTATTGTTATCACTGGTGAAGATGCCCTTGAAGATTAGGCGGTGATCGTCTATGGTCAAGAACAGAATATCTTCACAATATGTTTTTGGGTATCAGAAGTTTATCCTGTACCCGGAAGATTACAAGGCTACAAAGTCCGGCAAGAAGAAAGTGCTACTACCTAAACTGGTTGGTAAGGGTTACGGTACTTTTTGGCGTTGGAAAGGTAGATATAGGGTATGCAAGGGCAGCCGTGCATCCAAGAAATCAAAAACAACTGCCCTTTGGTACATCACCAATATGATGAAGTACCCACAGGCAAATACCCTTGTGGTCAGGAAAACATTCAGAACATTGAAAGATTCCTGTTTCACAGAATTGAAGTGGGCGATTCACCGCCTTGGTGTTGATGCCTTTTGGGAAATCAAAGAATCACCACTTGAAATGACCTATAAACCGACAGGTCAAAAGATTTATTTTAGGGGACTGGATGACCCCCTGAAAGTAACATCAATAACCGTTGACATTGGTTGTTTGTGTTGGATGTGGATTGAAGAAGCCTATGAGATCAGTTCAAAAGATGATTTCAATATGCTTGATGAATCAATCCGTGGTGCTGTTCCTGACGGTTCAGGACTGTTCAAGCAAATAACCCTTACACTGAACCCGTGGAATGAACACCACTGGATAAAGAAGCGGTTTTTTGATAACACAGATGATGAAACCCTTGCAATGACCACCAATTACAAGTGCAATGAATGGTTGGATAAGGCAGACTTAAAAGTCTTTGAAACCATGAAGAAGCAAAACCCAAGGCGTTACAAAGTAGCGGGTCTTGGTGATTGGGGTATTGTAGACGGTCTTGTCTATGAAAATTGGGAAGAAAAGGCGTTTAGTGTTGATGAAGTCAAGAAGATAAGCGGTGTCAAGTCTGTATTTGGTCTTGACTTCGGTTATACAAATGACCCTTCTGCACTGTTTTGTGGTCTGATAGATCAGTCAAGTAAGACTAT